TTGCATAATGAGGTGAGGGTATAGCGAGTTGAGGTCAAAAGACACAACCCAGTCATACTTTCCAGGAATAGGTTCCTTAACATAAGCACCAGCATACTTAGAATCTTTATCAGAACGTTCTTTGGGAGGAATCACAATGTTCCTCTTTTTCAGATAGTTGTAGATAATCGTGTCCCACATTCTTACTTGCGAAAAAACATCTGTATAATTTGCTTTGGCGTCATATGCCATCGTCAAAGCAAGTTCAATCAGTTTCATCTTGTCTTCCATACGGTCAACAAGTTCCACGTCAATGATGTTGTATTCTACAAACTTCTGCCAACCTTTCGTGTAGAAGTCTTTGAAAGTATCAAACTCGGAGTGGTCAAGTTTCTTTTGACCCAATTCGACACTTGCAATATAATCAAGGCGATAAGATTCCTGTGCCTTATAAGTAAACTTCTTATAAAGGTTTAGATAATCAAGTTGACTAATACCACCAACATCGTATGAAATATGCTTACGACCAGCAACATAAATTTCATCCTCAGTCACAAGACCCCAAGGAGAAAAACGTTTCATCAACTTCTCACCAAGAATACGGTCCAAACGACGAACCAAATATGGAACGTCATATAGTTCAATATTCCAACCAGTTACAACTTCTGGTGTATTCTCTTCAACCATCCACCAGTTGATAAAGTCCATCAACAAGTCACGCTCGTTATCAAAAGAACGATAAATCACATTCTTTTGTTGATTCTTAAATGGACCCATACCCCAAGTACGAATCTGTTTAGAAGAATAGTCCTGAATAGTAATCAACAGAACTTCTTCTGCAGCAGATTCTACATCAGGAAATCCATTCTCCGATGCAACCTCAATATCAAGAGTAGTAACCTTAACTTTACTAATATCAAACTTTAGTTCCTCCTCTGGATACATTTCAGAGATATACTGATAAATGTATTGAGTATTTCCATAGATTTTAAAGTTTTCTACTCCCTCATACTTTTTGATAAACTCCCGACAGTCACGAACAGACCCAGGTTCAACTGCCTCTACATATTCGCCACTTAATGTCTGATATTTGGTTTTCTTTTGAGAAGGGACAAAAAGAGTCGGGTTGAACTTCTCCCGAGTCATAAAGTGTTTACCATCTTCATAACCACGGACCAAGAAGTGATCCCCGACCATTTGAACGTTTGTATAAAATCGCATTATGCAGTCAATTCAAGATACTTTTCAATAATTTCTTCTTTTGGATCAACAATAGTAAGAATACTATCCGAATGAATCATCATTTCTCGTTGATCGGTTACTTCTGGCCAAGGAGTTAAATTTCCTTCAGAATCAATCTTATAAGGGTTTATAAGTTTACAATCAGGTTCTCCAAGTTCAGATCCAACTTCAATAATTTCAGTGACAATTACATTGTCAACTTTCAGTAAAAGACACTTGACCGTCTTGCTCATTTACTTTCTCCTCATACATTTCTTTTATAGTTTGAATTGGTTCCACGATTGTAACAATCCAATCTGGTGGAACTGGAATTTGATCATCGCTAGTTAAAACGATCCACGGTGCTAATGAAACCTCCAAATCACCTTTTGTAGATTCATTTTCTTCTACCAATAAAAATGCTTTTCTGGTCTCAATTTTATGTGGTTTAGTAAAGAGATACCCACAGACCTTATCATCAGAAATAAGTTCTTTAGCATCTGAAATAATGGTCTCACCAGATTTTAGTAATGCTAACTTAATTGACATTTGTTAAACTATCCTCTAATCATTATAGAACAAAAAAAGGGGGAAGTCAACCTGGATTTTGCCAGGGACTTCCCGCGCCGACGATATTCAGTTGTATTTAGTCTCCGTTACCATTCCCACCACCATCACCAGCACCGCTTCCAGGATTAATTGGAACTGCTCTTCCAGCACCCACATTAGTCACTCTTCCTTTATGATAAACTTTATGTGCCTTTGCTGCTGGATATGAAATAGTTTTTATTTCACTAATAAACTGGTGGAAAGATTTCATTTTTATTTTTATTTAGAGATAGTCCTTGCGGGAGTGATGTTCTGGTACTATTTTCCCAAGTACGATCCGTAAAAGTCCGTCTTCAAATGTGACTTCGCGGACTTCTGTGTCGTCGGATAAAGTCCACGCTCGTTTAAAACTTCTGCTAGCCACTCCCTTGTGGATAAACGTCCTATCCGATTCGGCATCTGCTTTTTGTCCTTCGACAAAAAGTTTTCCATACTCCGTGAAGACATTGACCTCTCCTTTCTTGAATCCTGCTAATGCGAGTTCCAAATGGGATTCAACGTTATTTATTTGGACTAGGTTATATGGAGGATAGTTTGTTGAAGTTTCGTGAAGGTTAAAAATACGATCAAAATATTCATCCATTCCAATGCTGTTTCTTGTAATCCTCTCCATTAAGGCAGGAAGATCCGCAGCAGTATACCTTGTGATACTGTTCATTATTGTAGCTCCTTTAAAAGCGAGGTTTGATTGTGTGGACCCAAAAGGCGTCCTTACTATTATATAGGTATAGACAATAAAAAGGGGAGTGTTGAACTCCCCAATTTATCATTCGGCATCCTCTACCTTTTTCTTTTTGGCACCAATATTATACTTGGTCTCCAGAATCCAGTCCCCCTTGTCCTTATAAGCAAGAACTTTAATTTGATTCAAGGGAGCAATATCCTGAATCTTTTTAAGATCAACAATCTCAATCAGACCCCAATCAGCAAGAAGTTGGGCGATACGATTGCGACGCTGAACATCATTCACAGTCAGGTTTGCGTGTTTGCCGTCCAGGGCAAACAGTTCCTTAAAGTGAACGAGATAATATCTACCTTGCTTGTGTAGAATATGACAAGACTGATAGATTTTCTTTTCTTTTCTTGAAGCAACTCCGATTCGGGTCAAAGTTTCACGAACTTTCAAAAAGTCATCTGGTTCATTCAGAATGACTTCCACCATTTGATCGGGCGTCCACTTTACTTCAGGTTCTTGAACGACACTCATTTTGTTCCTCCAGTTTCAAATTTCGATTTTATAAAATTAAGTTGTTCTTTAGTAAGAATCCTCAAAGCTTGTTTTGCCTTCTCATTACTATATCCATAGTAACGTTTAACATAATCAAGGTCTTTGATTTTATCTTGACGGAGCCAGGGAGAAAATCTCTTCTTTTTCCTCAGACTATTTATAAAAAAGTCATATTGAAGTTTTTTGGGGAGGAAATGATACTGATTCATTTCGTTCGCAAACATAATACAATCAATGTGTCCAGAGAGGCAGCGATTGATAATATAAGGAGCATATTCCTTCTCAAGAGAAGGGTCTTCATCAATCAGATGTTTCTTCGTTTGATTGATCGAGTTTAACCAGTCCTTCAATTCCATAATTAAAAAGCAAGAGTTCTTTACGTTGTTTTTGCTCACGCATATATTCACCCACAGAACGCATCGTATAAGTTAAGTCAAACTCAGCAGCATTCCAGTTCTTAAAGCGGTCTTTTACAAGTTGATCAGAATTATAACTTACCAACTGGTCCATATCGTTAGCATCGCAGTCAGCAGCAAACTTATCGTGATCAAATCCTTTGTGCATTGATCCTTTACGCCCATAGAGATTATCCTTAATGTCATAAGGAGGATCGAGATACATAAAAGCACCCTTGTTTCCATCCATCAGATAATCATACGAGTAATTAGTTATACGCCATTTCTCAATTATTTTAGAATACGAAGGCAGTTTTTCGATCCCTCGCATTGAGAAGTTGGAATTGGAGGCTTGTTCTGAAAATGAAGAACTCTCTGTGAGACCACTGAAAGAACACTTATTGACAATATAGAAAGCCACAGCACGATCAAGACTGGGCAAACTCTGGTCATTGATCTTCTCCTTACTTGCGAGGAACAGTTCTTTTGCGGATTCTGGATTATTGTGGGTCGATTTAAGATCTACCAGTTTATCCTTTAAGTCAGAACCAAACATCTGGAGTTGTTGCCAGAAGTTTACAAGAGGTTCATAAAGATCATTCACCCAAATATCTAGGCTAGGATATTTCTTGGTGATGTGAATCGCAACACTTCCACCACCAAGAAATGGTTCTCGGAACTCATCGTAGTTACGAAGGTCTGGAAAGTAAGGGTCCATCTTAACGCAAGCACGGGACTTACCCCCCGGATACCTTAAGGCAGTTTTAAGACTCTTTTGAGTGGTCATAATCAATAGGATGATACTTCAAGTATTCACGAAAGGTGAGTTTCATTTCTTTCTGCGTCATTCCACAATGCTTTGCAGCAGCAGGAAGAGTCATTCTAGCACGGAACAAACCTTCGTTTGCTTCCTTTACATTCTCTGGAGTTGTCTTAACAGGAATTTCCTTTAAAGACTTAAAATCAATTACCAGCAGACCCATTTAAACACCTCACAACGATTTCTGTATTTCTAGTTGCTTCTGCCATCTCACGATATCCAGTTCCAACATAAATCTGCCCGCCTACGACAGCAACGGCACAAGAACCCCAAAAAATATAATACCACTTAGATTTTACTTGATGCTGTTTTTTGAGTTCATCAAGTTCTTCGTGAATGTCCTGATGATGAAACCTCAGGGGTTTTTGAATTAGTGCTTTCAGTTTCTTGTTTTTCATTTAAACTCACACTCCACCATTAGTTCAGTTAGACAAGCAAGCATATTTATTTCTTGGTCTGCGACAAATGCTCCTTGATACTGATACTTAGCGAGTACAAGCACAGCAGCAGGAATAGAACCAGGAACCAGACTTTCGTAAAGAGAATCGTAAATACGACGCAAAAGTACAGTAGTATCATTGTCCAGATTACTGACGACCCACTTACGAACTTCAGAAAAGTTCTTTTCTTTAAGGTTTTTAACAAGTTCATTTACAGCAATATCCGAAAAAGCAGCGAGAATTCCACTATCAATCTTTCCGCTTACAGCGTATCGTTGGCACTCGTTGAGGACTCTTCGCCAGTCTGGGAAGTGCTTGTTGATGAGTTCGGCAATGACTTTAGGATCGTATTGTACACGTTCCTCATCCAAGATGTTTTGTAAACGCTTGAAGAAGGATCCTGCCAGTGCGGTTTTTTCTTTTCCTTTGATGGAGAAGTCAATGACGGCACATCGGGAGTGGAGGGGTTCAATGATTTTGTTTTTGTAGTTGCAGGTAAAGATGAATCGGCAGTTACCAGCAAACTCCTCAATAAACGCCCGTAGTAAGAGTTGTACGTCGTTCCCTGTGTTATCTGCTTCATCAATGATGACGACTTTGTGCTTAGCATCTGACGAAAGTGAGACGGTCGAAGCGAAGTTCTTCGCATTGTTTCTGACAGTATCGAGGAATCTACCTTCGTCGGATCCGTTAATGACATAAACGTCTACTCCAAGTTCATTACAGAGTGCCTTAGCAACAGTAGTCTTCCCAATACCAGGAGGACCAGCAAGAAGCATATTTGGAATCTCACCTTTATTTAGAAACTCCCGAAACATAGTCTTGGTAGACTCTGGGAGAATACAATCTTCAATCGTCTTGGGGCGGTATTTTTCCACCCAAATAAAATCACTATTCATAATTTAGACCCATTCTGGTTTACGTTCGGGCATACGTAGATAATTACTAGCAACCCAAGGTTTAGAAGCAATGTACATTTTATAAGCAGTAAATGTATCAATGCTTGTATCAAGTTTGTATTCGTCAGGCATTGCCCGTGCGAATGGTGTCACATCTGTAATCTTACCCTTTGGAAAGATGTAATAAGCATCTACAAGAGTCTTGTAACAGGAGTGAGTTTTATTATAGCGTAGTTGGTACTCATCACACAAGTTCATTCCCCACTTAATCAACCAATAGGCATTGTGGATACTATCCATTGCCCACCTGGTACAGGGATGATTACGAAACGCACCCTTTTCAGTTCTGTAGGGAGTGCCGTCAGTCTTAGGCAGAGTGCCGTAGTTATGACCCCATTTTTCAGATGCCACAATGGAGAGCATTTGGCAGCATTCCAGCGGCATCTTGACAATATGTTTATCGGGAAGACAGACAGCACTTTCAGCAGGCCAGGGAGAAGTTGCAAAAATATTCATTAGAAACAATACTTTCGAATTACATACTTTACTTTCTCTGGTTTATCTTCCATCCAATATGCTTCGTGTTCAATTTGAGCAGAAGCAGTGGAAGTTTGTACCGAGTTTTTAATGTCTTGATATTTAAAAGATGGAAGAATCATATCTTTTTTAGATATACCAAATGGTTTATATCCGTTACAAAGATGAGCAACGTGAGCACCTTCGTGATAGACAGTTTCATTGATGTAAAATTTTGCATCATATCCACTATTTTTAATATTTTTAGTGCAGATTACAAATTTTTTACCGAAATCTGCATATCCAAAAATATTTTTATTACTCCTACAATACCCAACATTTTCATTAACAGAATATCTTGCTTTATAAATTTGATTGAGAATGTCTTTTGCTTGAGGAGTAAGATAAAGAAGAAATTCCATTATCCAAAGGTTGAATCGGGTTCCAGAGCAATATAATAGCAGAGGTTGTACTTGGGATTCGTGAACTGTGACAGAAGTTTAGAGGACACTACCACGTCATAGGCACCAGGAATAATTTTGATGTTTTCTACCTTGAAGTTAAAAGTAAACTCCTTGTCGGTCTCACCAACCACAATGGCATATTCGTTGGAAGTGTCGTTCTTCTTATCACGAACCACCAGTTTGATAACACCATTCTCACCAACCGCAGAAAGGTCAGGAAGTTGATACACTGCTGCTGCCTTGACCAGTTTCTCCAGAGAAGTGCTGTCCAGTTGGAAGCAAACATCCGATGAAGGAAGTTGAATGTCCTTATCAGGAGGAGAGATAATCACATTAGGGTCAGCAAAGAAATACTTCACACGACGCTTACCTTCTTTGATGCTCAGGTGCGACTCTTCAGTAAAGTCGAGATCGGGATCCTGGTGAAGACTCAAACCATTCAGAAACTGGTTGAGATCATAAATCGCAAAGTCACGGGGAAATTCTTCAGTAATTTCTGCTTCTGCCAGAATGTTTTTGGCAACAGAAATCGTGCGAAGACGATTACCCTGCTTTACAAGAATAGAATTGTTGATACCAGCAAAGTTTTTGAGAAGAGCAAGGGTATTGTCAGAGAGTTTCATAGTTTTATTCGAGAGTTTCATAATCAACGGAATTCGGTCAGACCATTATCTTTGCGGGAATAATGCTTATCAAAATGGAGAAGAAGCATAGCATAGTGAATAACTTTCATCAAGTCACGCTTGTTGCGTCCATCTTTATCACCATAGCGACTACCATACTTAAGGATATTCGCCTGACAAAATCCAGCGGCAAGTTTCTTCGCTGCCATCAGATCAATTGTTTGAATGTCATCATAACCAGATTCATCGCCACAATAATGACCGTGATAGGTGCTGGTCACATAATCTTCAACGTCTTTAAGAATCTTATCTTCGTTGTATTTCCAGAGATGATTTTTGTTATCAGGCATAGTAATAGTAAAGGTTGAATCACTCATAAAGGGAAGGCATAGTTTTACCTTCCCCAATTATATCAGAAAGGGGCAGGTTGGTCAACGTATTCTACAGTCAGTTCAGGACCAGTAGAAGGCATCTGGAAGTCAGCATCCACCTTATCATACAGTTCGAGGAAGGACTGCTTGGTTTCATCATCAAAGCGGTTCACACACACTTGGATTGCCTTTGCCTTGTCTTGGAAGATGCTGTAGGCACGGATGATATGAACCAGACGGCGGGTGCTGATGATTTCTTCAATACCACCATCGTAGAAGGTCTTGCGGATAATGTCTGCCCAATCAACAAGACGCTTACAGAAGTCACGGTCTTCCACGCCAAGATCCAGAGCGATGCCCTCAAGGATTTTTTGCTCAGTAGCAGGAGCAGGATACGCTTGCTCAAAGGTCACAGGGAAACGCTCAAGAAATGCTTCATTGAGAACGTTGGTGCCGATAAAACGACCATCATCACTACCCTTACCCTTAGTGTTGGCGGTGGCAATCACGTTGAAACCAGATGCAGGTTTCACAAAGCGACCAATCTTTTTCAGGAAGACACCTTTACCTTCCAGCACCGACTGAAGACACAGAATCTTGTTAGAAGCAAGGTCAATCTCATCCAGCAGCAGAATCGCACCACGCTCCAGTGCTTCAATCACAGGACCATTGTGCCAAACGGTTTCGCCATTCACCAGACGGAAACCACCAATCAAGTCATCTTCATCAGTCTCAATAGTGATGTTTACACGAATCAGTTCACGCTTAAGTTGAGCACACGCTTGCTCCACCGAGAACGTTTTACCGTTACCCGACAGACCCGTAATGAACGTAGGGTAAAAGATACGGGACTGAATAATTTTTTTAATATCGTTAAAGTTACCAAACTTGACGAAGGTATCATCTTTATCGGGAATAAGGTTTTGTTCAGCAGCAGGGAGAACAGCAGGAGCACTGAAAGAACGCTCAATCTCTTCTACACGATCTTGAGTCACTTCCAGGTTCCAACGACCACGAGCAGTCTTAAAGTTTTCCAAACGACGAGTCACAGTCTGATAGTTCAGACCACGAGAAGCACAGAAACCCCTGAGGTCACCAGTGGTAACTTCAGATCCATACAGTTCTTTAATAGACTCAATCAGTTGGGCGTCATTCACAGCAGACTTGCGAGGCATAATGTAGTTAGGTGTGTTTGTTAACTGAAGTTATTATACAAGCAAAAAGGGGCAGTTAAGTACCCCCTGTGACAGTTTCAAGACTGGACCTGCTGGTTTCGCAACTCATTCAAATAATCTTCACTCGCAATATGGAGAGTATATCCAGGATAAAATTGCTTAACGATAGAACCAATACCCATTGCAGTAATCGCACTATCACACTTTACCCAAACTTCTTTAGTATCGTATTTGACTACGTGTTCAAATGGAAATTTAGTCTTCTTCATAAGTAAATGTTTTGTTCTTAACTTTTGTATCAAACTCGCCAGTTCTTCCTGGTTTCATTTTACCAACTCCAACATTCTTACCTTTACCAGGCCAAGATGTTTTTGAAGTTCCTTTAAGTGTAGCAGATCCTTTTGGTTTGCGTTGAATTAATACAGAATCTTGATCATCTTTAGATGAACCTTTTACATTACGCTTATGCTTTAATCCACCCTCTGTTCCAAGTTTCTCTATAGTCTTCTTAAATTTCCTCTTACCCATTTTACCAGAAGAAACTACGTGAGATTTTTCACCAACTTTTTTCTCTTGTGTTGTCCCTGGGTTTTCTGTATAACGTCCAGAAACTTTAGTAGGTCCTGGAAGACCAGCACCTCTAATTCTTCTTTCAGTTCTTGCGGATCTTTCTTGGTTCTCTTTTTTAGATTTATCTCCCCTTTGTCCAGAGAGAATCGCCATTCCACCACTTTCAGACTTTCTCATTACACGAGTAAGAGAAGTCTCTTGGATAGAATAACATTCTACCACAAATTCTTGAAATGTTTTCATCTTATCCTAATGTGGTTTTCTTTTTAGGAGTTTTAGAAGTTGAAGATGGTCTTTCAAATTTTGTACCGTCCTGAATTAATCCATCACCGTCACGATCAGTTGCATTCTCATTAAAACCTGGTTCTGGAGCAGGTGCTGGTTCTTGAAATAAGTCTGTAAATCTACTCATTAGATCTAATTGAATTCTTTCAAATATTTATCAAGCAACAAGTTCTACAAACTCCCCAAGAATCTTTTTATTCATCTTCTTGGATTTCAAACTCTTTACAAAAGCAGATTTGATTTGTGACTTAGTGGCATCTTCAGCAACATCAAACTCAGCATCCTGAGAAAGAGCATTGGCAGAAAGACCGAAGTAAGAATGATAACCAGACTTCTTGATAGTGAATGCTTTTTCTTTCTTCCAAGCATTCATCGTCTTCACAAACTCATCACCATAGTATCCACAATAACGGCGAATAAAGTTACCAGCATCACGACCTTCCAGAACACGAATACCGATGAAGTTAATGTCGGCAAACTTGTCCCGCAGGTTGCGAAGAAACACATCGGTCATCTGATGCCATTCACAATCCAGAGAATATGTGCTTCCAGTTTTACGATCACGCAAAAATGATCCAAATCCAATACCAGCAGTTCCCAGAAAAGGACCGTCTTCCCATTGACGCTTTACTTCGCGGTGATACTTAATACCACACGCTTCACCATCAGTCAGAATTACACACTGAACTTTCTGAAGTTTGTTCTCCTTCTGAAACTTAGGCAAAATCTGATGAAGAGAAATCAGTGCTTCATTCAGAGGAGTTCCTGAAAGAGAAAGACCCAGAGGAATAGAATATCGAGCATAGCAGTTGCGTCCAAAAGAATAAGCAAGGCGGAAGATATTTTTCATTTGTTCTTCCAAAGTCTTACCATTCACTTGACTGGTCAGCAGGTTCATCATAGAGAACCATTCACCGACTTGGATCAGACCATCTTTTTTCTCATAAGCAAGTTCACGAAAACTTGCCTTACCCTTCTCATCATAAGAAACCAAAGGATAATCAGTCGTGAAGGCATAAACCTCAAACGGGATCGCAACTTTCTTACAGAACCAGACAAGATTGAAGAGTTGCTTGATCGTATCCAGCATCACATCACACATCGAACCAGACCAGTCCAGAACGAACACCAGACCGTGATTCTTACCGTTGGCAAGAGTGGTGACTTTCTTGAAAAGGTCTTCGTTGTATTTGTAGGTATGAAGTTTAGAACAGTCCAGAACACCAGTACGGGCAGTTGTAGCACGAGCATAGGAGTCTGCTGCCTTACGACACTCAAACTCTTTCACAAGATAGTTCACTTCCTTTTGAGCAGAACGCTTGAACTCTACAAACTGTCGATCAACTTCACCAAAGAGGTCTTCATACTTATATCCAGTATTTTCCGAATAAGAGTCCCAAGTGGTTTTACAATTAGAATGAATCTCAGCATTCGGAACAATCACTTTTTTCAGATCAAGTTTAGGCAGTTCCAAATAAACATTTTCAGGACCACTATTATTGACAAGTTCTTTCAGTGCCTCTTCCAGAGACTCCATCGTCTTCACTTCAGGTTCTTCATTCTTCTCGCCACCCCGTTCTTGAGTGGTATCACCCATTTCTGGGGTGGTTTCATCAGAAGTGGGAGCACCTTCAGAAGAATCAGACTCAGGTTGGTCGTTCTCACCTTCTTGCTGGTCACTAAAATCAGAGGCAGGTTGATTATCAGCACCACTTTGCTGCGACTCAAGATTGTCCAGAGAAATCTTGGTTTCTTCCTGTTGCTTTTGTTTGCAATACTTATAGAGTTCTTCTGCGGCAATCAAAACATCAGCAAAGGTCTCAGTATCGGCAATCAGATTGATAATTTCAGTTTCTTCACCACGCTCAATAGGAATATCAATATAGTTCCCAATCTTGAACCACAAGTTTGCGCGGTCGGCAAGATTATAAGTTTCCAGTTTATCATCACCAATCTGGAAGAAATCATCATCGGCAAGTTCCTTGTAACCGTTAAAGAAGGTCTTGGCGAGACCAGCATAACGACGCTTCATTAGTTTCTCAATGCGAGCGTCCTCAACCACATTCACAAACTGCGGAGGAATCTTATGAGTCTTCAACCAATCCTCATCAGGCGTATAAAGAGCGTGACCGACCTCGTGACCCACCAGAAGGTCATACACAGTGTTGCTTGCCTTCTCCCACAGAGGCAGGGTCAGCACACGGGTATGAACATTAAAGCAGGCAGTCTCCACCTTCTTGTGCTCAACCACAAGGTCTTCGGTGGCAAGAAGTTTAGCAAGTTGGGACTTGATTTCGTGGCGGACGGTCATTTAAGTTGAATCGTATGAATGTATAATACAGAAGAACCTCCCTTTTTGGGGGAGGTCATGTGCCGCTTTTTAAAGTGGCTCAGTCGTGCTTTTGCTTGTCGGAGTGCTTGCGGTTTTAGTTTCCGCTTCTGCTCCTTCTTGGAATGGTGCTGCCAGTTGGGAGTAGTCATTTTTCTGCTGATTCTTGGGATACCATACGCGAAAAACCTTTGACTTTCTCAAACCTTATGACACTTTCAAATTTGTCATGGAGGTCTGCCTTATGAGAAATCACGAATATATTAGCGTCCTTAATGACGTAACGGATAATCTTGAGGAACTCATCGGTGCCGAAACCATCAAGTGAGGAATCAAATACCTCATCCATAATCAGCAGATTGGTATTGACGGAGTTTTTGACTCGGGCAACTTCTCTCCAAGTGAAGAGTAGGGCAAGGTCAATTCTCATTTTCTCACCCTCACTGAATGAACTATAAGAAAAGTCTTCGTGAATGGGTGATTTTACCGTTTCGTTAAATTCTTCATCCAGATGGAAATTAATATAGAAGTCCATCATCTGTAGGTAACGATTCACCTGCTGATTTATGAACGGAAGATACTTCTTGATGATCTTCGTCTTTACGCCATCGTCCTTGAGTAAGGAATAGGCAAAATCGTAATAAACGATTTCTTCTTTTTTCTTTGAGAGGTCTTCAAATGTTTTTTGGAGATTGGTTTGAAATTCTTCTAACTTCTCATG